TTTGGCTAGTCTTGTCAATAATAAGAAAGAGCTGGATATAATCCCTTATCATACAAGCGAGTTTACAAAACTTGGAGTATTGAGAAATGAAATTCCGGTTATTGGGAAGTTCAAAGATATAAATATTAAAGGCGATGAGATAGTTGCTGATAATGTTGAAATCTTTGACAGAAAAGAATTTAAGAACCGTAAGGTCGACAGGCTTTCTGTTGAGATTGAAAATGGGGAGATAACTCGTGTTGGTGCACTTCCTGTTGGGGTTGAACCTGCTGTCAGCAATAGCGGAAGTTTTGCCGATGGAGAGTTTTCTCAAGGATTTGAGATGGATTGGATTAATCAAAATAATATAATTGAATTTAGCGACGGTGGAAGTGCCGAAGGTAAAAATAATAATGGAGGGAAAAACGGAATGAATTTTGAAGATTTTTTGAAAAAATTGTTGGAAGCTGGAAGCGAAGATAAGATAAAAGCAGTCAATGAAGTATTGAAAACCTTGTCTGAAGAAGAATTGAAAAAAGTTGAGATTCCAAAAGATAAAGGGCCTGATAAAACTGAAGATGAAATTAGAGCGGAAGTTAAAAAAGAGTTTGCGAGGGAGCAGGAAATAAGAGAATTTATGTTGAAAAATTCTAACAAGATAACACCTGCCTTGAAAAAATTAGGGATTGAAGAATTTGTTAAACAATCTTTTGAAAATAATGACGGCGTTATTGAATTTTCTGTAAACGGAAATAACCAGTCAGTTAAGTCGAGCGATATTTTATCTAAACTGTTTGAAAACTTGCCAAGTTTTGGTGGGCATAAGCCGCTGGAGTTTGGCAGCGATGATGACGAAGTTTCAAGACAGCAGCAAATGATTGCTGATGAAATAGCAGGATATAAAGCTAGAAATAATATTAAATAAGGAGTGGTGGATGTGAAAAATAGAGTTAAATTTTATGGTGAAGATAAGAAAAAAGATATTGTGCTAAATGAGTTTTTTCCAAGAAAAACGGTTACATTGGCACAAGGTGAAGTTATAAAATACGGTCAGGCATTAGTTTATGATACAACTACTGGGAAATATAAGAAATATGATTCCAGCACACCTGGAGGTAAGTTGCCAAAAACTTTTTATGTCGGTGCGGATGAAGATGTGGATGCGACAACTGAAGATGTTAAGATTCAAGTTGTGAGAGCTAGTGATATTGATGGAAAACTTGTTGTTGGAGTGGCTGATACAGATTATGCGGCACTTGATAACCTGGATAAATACGGAATAAATGTAAGATTTGATAATATTGAAGCAAAATAACAGAGGAGATGATTATAGATGTTAAACGATATACAATTAAAATTAATGGCTTTATATGCGGTTGTAGAGCCGAAGGTGCAGACGCACTATCTGGACAGATTTGGAAATGCAAATCCTGAATATATGAGCGACAATGAAACTATTCTTTTAAAAGATTTGAATGATTACTTGGTTGAAGCTAGTATTATTGAGCGTGGGAGCGAGATTCCTTTCATAAAGGTAAATGGTATGGAAAGTATGGCAATTACGCCTGATATTGTGGCTGCTTCTTATGAATTAAAACCTATTATGAATGGTGGAACTGCTACCTTTATTAATGGTCAAATGGTTGATCCGCAAAAATATCAGGAAGACAGATTGCTTTTAAAATTGAAAAATGCGATGTTGAAAACTAAGGAAAAAATGGCTGCTAATGCTTTCTTGCAAGGGAAATATGTTCAAGCAAATTCTCAAACTGAAATTGATTTTAAATTCAACAATCCGATTGCAAAAGATGCCAAGAAAATTAATAACTGGGTTACTTTTTTCTTTGACATAATTGACGACTATGAGAAAAAAAATGGAGTAATGCCGGACAGAATTGAATTAGGGAGAACTTTATTTGATAAGTTAATCAAAAACAATGAATTCATTGAAGTTGCAAAAGCCTATTCCAATTCAATTGGGCTATCTGCTGATGAAAAGCAAGTTTATTTAGACTTGCTAGGACAAAGAATTTCTAAGTTAAGAACAGCTCAAGACTTTAATGGAAGAGATATTGCAACTGACAATATGATTTATTTATCAAATGACAATGCTTTAGTTCCTGTATTTGCAGCACTTGAAGCGGTGGATGCGACAGGAAAGCCTTTTGTATTTGTTGGACAGGAAATACTGGATGAAACAGCTGCCAATAAAGAGACTGCAAGAGCTAAAATGTTCTGCAAATCAGCATTTGCTCCAGTAGTTGCTATTAAAGATTTTATTGTCAGATATGAAATTTCTAATGTGGACAGCATCGCCATTGTTCCCAACTCAAAATAGGAAGTGATTGATTATGCTGGAAAAGGTGGGAGGGACTTCTGAAAATGGAGCTGCTCCTGAACTTGATGAAAAGTTGTTAGAAAAAATATCCTATATTCCTAAAGTCGTATCTATTGAAGTTTGCAGATATTCCAAAAGGACGGCTCAAGAATTTATTGATTATATAAATAATCAGCTTGTCCCGGATTGCAAAATTTTTGTAACAATTTTTGTAGGTGATGAGAAATATAAATTTTTGGATTCCGAAACAAAAAGAGTATTAAATGAGCTTTATGTGGCTTGGAAAATATATGAAAGCCTAGAGAAAGAAAAAATTTCAGAAGATAAGAGAGATACACTCTATAAGCTACTGGAAAGTTTGAAAGGAAGTTCTGAAGATAGCAGCGGTTCAAGTCTTTTGAACGACAATAGATATGGACGGATTTATAGATTTTAGGAGCTGATGTGATGTTTGACATAGTATTTAAAAAATTTAAGGAAGAGCTGGAAAAAGATTATCCTGATTATGCGTTTTATATAACAGATGACTTGGAAGCCGAGGATTTTGTGATAAATTCAGTGATTTGTGAAATAAACGGAATTACTGTGAAAAATGCTAAAGAATACAGTGCAATGCTAAATTTTTATATCATAAAGCCTAAAGTGCAGGATGGCTTGGGGAACTTTATTTTACAGGCACTGGATATTCAAAAGAAAATACAAAATTTAGATGAGAACAGGAGAATATTCTTTTCTGAAAAAATGAGTTTACAATTTGGAGAACTGAAATCAGTAGAAGCAAAAGAAACTTTGAGAATATGTCTTATAACTGGGACATTTGATACAAGTTTTCCAATAAAATATGCGATTGACAATATGAAGGAATATAGTCCAGCTAAGAATATATATTTAAGTAAAAGGAGTGATGAATAATGAACGGAAGTCCAAAGTTTGTTTTGGAAATCGAAGAAAGAGCGGGAACTGCCATTGCCAGAAGTGAGCAAGGAGTCATAGGAGTAGTGCTGTTTGACAGTACAAAAGATGACAGGGATTACACTTTTAACAGCAGAGGGGATGTGCGACAGACAGACTGGAGTACTGAAAATTTTAACTTGTTAAAAGATTTGGCATTTGTTGGAAGCCCTTATAAAGTTATTGTTAAAAGAGTAAAGGAAGATGAAAGGGAATCAATAAAAATAACAGATGTCTTAAGTGATTTGGAAAGCAGAGTTGACAGTATAGTTATACCAAGTGCAACAGAAAGCGAGACAGATAATTTAATAAGCTACGCTAAAAGTAGACATAACACAGAATTGGGAAAATTAGCACTGGATTTTGACCAGGCCCACTTTTTTGTATTTGTTGCTTCGGATAAAGTGCCGGACCATCACGCAGTGGTAAATTGTGGCATAACAGGAGCAGTTGTGAATGGCCATTCATACAGTGATAAAGAATTTGCACTCGCTATTGCTAGTATGGAAGCGGGATGTCCTATTTCAAGAAGTATTACAAATATGAAAATGGGATTCTTGGAAAAATGTGATGTTCCAGCAGAACCGGGTAAAATAATTAAACAAGGAAAAATAGCGGTCAATGTTCAAAAAGATGACAGCGGAATCAGCTATTATGTGATTAATCGTGGAGTTACTTCGTTTATAACGCCCGATACTACTAGACAGCGTAGATTCAGCAAGGTTAAAGTCGTAAGAAGTTTATTCACAATAATTGAGGATTTGAAAAAGTCTTGGAATGACTATAAAGGTGCAAGATTAAATGGCTATTTAAATAAAATGGCTTTTCTAAATGCAGTCAATGCCTATACTCAAAGTCTTATGAATCAAGGAATATTAGACCCTGATTATTCAAATTCTTTTGATATTGATGTAGAGCGCCACAAATTATATTTGATGACAGAAAAAGGTATATCGAAGGAAGAAGTGGATAAAATGAGTGAAGCTAAACTTCGTAGAATTAATACGGTTGATGTAGTTTATGCAAAATGTGATGAGTTAATGCCGCTTGACTGTATGGAAGACTTTTTTGGAAAAGCTATAATTCAAAGTTAGGAAAGGAATGATAAGGAATGGATATATTTAAGGCAAATCAGGTAATCTCTGGCTCACATGGAACACTTATGATTGATGGGGAAGTATTTGCGGAAGTATCTGAAGTGAAAATAGAGACTAAAATAGAGAGAAAAGAAGTTTGGCTTCCTGGTGGGCAGAAAGGTGAAAAGATTGTCGGTGCTAGCGGGGAAGGTACTATTAAAAGATATAAGTTAAATTCAAATTGGTTTAAGAAATTTACAAAATTAGCTAAGGGGAATGAAGTGTATTTTGAATTATATTTCCAAGTTGACGACCCTGATGTTGCAGGTGCTGAAGCAATTAGAATTACTGACTGCTGGAATAAGGACGGGTTTTCTATAGAAGCTAAGCGTGGGGAAGAAATGGACGAAGAATTGAAAATCGGTTATCTTCCAATAAATCTTAAAGCGGTTGAATTAATTTAGAAGGGAGAAATGATTCAATATGGATTTAAAGGAATTATTGAAAAGGCGTGAGGAAGCGAATAAAATTCGTGAAGAAAAATCATTGGTAGAATTTACTTTAGAAAGCTACAAAGACACTGTCTTTAAATTAAAAGTTCCTGACTTTAAAGCCTTTATAGAACTTTGCAGTAAAATTGGAATTACGGATTTTACTATTTCAAAAAAAGAAATAGAACGAATATTTGCCGAAAAAATTACAAAATCAAATGCTGTTATTTGCGATTATCTATTTGATACTTTCGTGGAACCTAATTTTACAGATTTGGCAGGGGAGCTGATGGTGGAACTAAAAGCGCAAAGCAGAGCAGGGATTATTAAAAGTTTTTTTACCGATAATGAGATTATGGAAATATTAATTTTGGTTATAAATAAACAGACCGCTCTTTTTGAAAGCAGTAAAAACCCAAATGTTGTAGAATTAAAAAAAAAATAAGTCAAAATATTTTTGATTCTGAACTTAATGCAATTATTTACTATATGCAAAAGGGCTGGACACCTGCTGATTTTAACCAAATACATGACGGCTATATCTGGGATTATTACATAGCGGCTTATGAGATTTTACAGGAAAAAGAAAATGAGAGATTTTCCGAATACTCTAAAATGGGGGTGATGTTGTATGGCGGATAGTGGAAATGTCGTGGCTATGGAAGTCAAGGTTGACGGGATAGACGAAGCTATATCAAAATTCAGTTCACTTGCAAAAAGTTTCGGAGAATTGTCACAGGCGGCTGAAACGGGCTCGGCTAGTAATGAAAAATTAGGAGAAAGTTTATCAAAAGCGGCGGACAGTGCCAACTCTTCAGGAGAAAAAGTAAAAAAACTAGGGGATGACGCACAAAAGACCGCAACAGATACAGAAAAACTTTCCAGTAATTCTAAAAAGGCTTCTGATGATGTGAAAAAACTAGGGGACGAAGCGGGAAAAAGTGGAGAGCAAATCAAGAAAGTAAAACCTGCTGCCGAGGGAACAGGAAATTCACTAATGAAAGCTTTTGGTGGTAAAGTGGCTTCGCTTATAAGTGCGATAGGCGGAAAACTTGAATTTTTAATAGAACCCTTGAAAAAAATAGGAAGTCTTGGAAAAAAGGCTTTTTCTTTTTTGACTGGAGGTCTTGGTGGAAGTATAGGAAATTTTGCTGGCAAGTTAAAGGATATTGCGAAGGCATCGGCTGAGGCTGGTGCAAGTGGTGGTGGAGTAGGAGCATTAGGTTCTGCATTAAGTGGAATTGCAGGACTTGCAACAGGACCTGTTGGAGCAGCTGTCGTCGGAGTAGCTGCCCTTACTGCTGCAACTGCTGGGTTCGGTATAAAAGCGGTACAAGCTTCAGGAGAATTCCAAAAGGGAATGAACATGGTTTACACGATGTTACCGAATGCTTCACAGCAAACTAAAGATAAATTAAGCAAAGATGTATTGGATTTGTCAGAAAAATATGGGCAGTCGGCTAACAATATATCAAATTCAATGTATCAAGCTCTATCTGCTGGAGTTAAAGCTAATGATGTTAAGGGATTTTTGGATGTAGCACAACAAGCGACGATAGCGTCTGGATTAAATGATACATCGGTCGCTGTGGACGGTATAACTTCAGTTGTAAATGCTTTTGGAGAGAAGAATATAAGTGCAAAAAAAGCAAGTGACCTAATGTTTACAGCAGTAAGAAAAGGTAAAACTACCTTTCCAGAAATGGCGAGCAGTATTGCTCAAGTTTCTCCTGTAGCAAGTAGCTTAGGGGTACAGTTTAGTGATTTGACCGCTGTAGTAGCAACTATGACAGCAAAAGGAACACCTACAAGTGAGACAATGACACAAATGAAGGCTGCATTTAGTGAATTTTCAAAAGGTTCATCGAAGGCTTCTAAAGAATTTAAAGCCGCAACAGGTAAATCGTTTAAAGATTTTATAGCACAAGGTGGAAATTTGCAAACTGCTATGCAGGCACTGGACCAACATGCACAAAAAAGTGGTAAGAATATTAATGAATTTTTTGGAAGTGTTGAAGCAGGGTCATTTGCCTTGTCTGTTACTGGAAAAAATGCTAAAGATTTTGCAGAAAATATGAAAGAAATGCAAAACTCTGATGGCGCAACTGAACAGGCGTATAAGCAAATGGACCAAGGAATAGGACCTTCGATTAATCGGATGAAGGCTTCGATGGCAAAAGGAATGATAGAAGCAGGACAAGCGATAACTCCAATGGCAACACAAATGGTTCAAAGTTTTGAAGGGGCTCTTCCGGCAATAGGGACGGCTTTTTCGAGTATAGGGCAATCTTTTTTGCCTCTTATAAGTGGCTGGGCTAGTAGTATCAGTGGATTTTTTCAGACTATACAGTCAAACGGAAGTCAGTTTAGTGCAATGTTTCAAGGAATTGGCAACGTATTAACTGCTATATTTTCTGGAATTGGAGCTGGAATATCAATATTAGGAGCTGTTTTTAATGCAGTTTTTGCAGTTATCATTAATCTTTTTGGAAGTTTTGCAAGTGCGGCGGGACTCGCTGGGGCACAAGGGCAAACTTTTTCTGCCACTATATCAGGTGCTTTTAGTACGATAGCTAGTGTAGTTAGAGGAGCTTTGCAATTCATAATGCCTCTTTTAGTTGGTTTGGCACAAATAATTGGTACTGTACTTGGGGGTGCAGTAAGAGCGATTACACAAACTTTTTTATTCTTTGGAAAAATTATTTCAAAAGTTGGTGGATTCTTTAAAAAATTATTTGGAAAAGATGATGCACAAAAAGCTACCGAATCAATAAATGAAGTTAAAAAGGGTATGGAAGAATTGAATGCTGAAGCGGCAAAACCGGCACAAAAACAAGTTGATATAAATGCCCAAATCAATACCCAAATAGCACAAGCAGCACAAGCAGGGGCTAACGTCCAGCCAACAGGAATGTCGTTTCAACAAGTACAACAACACTCAGCTCCCGCACAACCACAAACTGTAAAACTTGATCCGACAGCTAAAGTTTCAGTTGACCCTGCTTCGCTTGCAAATACCCAAATGAAAATAGACCCAAGCGCATTCAATGAAATGCAGATGAAAGTTGATCCTAGTTCATTTGCGAATACTCAAATGAAAATAGATCCTGCGGCTTTTAATAATTTACAGCAAGCAGTAAAACAAGTGAGTGCAGATATAAAAGGAAATCCGCTTGACACGACTAGAAACAGTATTTTAGGAGAAATTAAAGGACAAATTAACGCCTTGAAAGGTGAAATTTCTGCTACTAAAAGTGCGATTGTTGGAAAGTTAGGAGAAGTTGTAGGAGCAGTAAGGGCTATTAAAATTAATGTTAATGTTCCAGCGGCTCCAAGCGGAGATGCGATAGCGAATAAAATTGCAGCAAGTTTGCAGAAAGGATAGGTTATGGGACTACTGGATTATAAAATATTTATTAAATTTGACGAGAATGTTGATTATAAGGAGCTGGAATTTTTAGGGAATAAATCATTTAACACAATGGATTTTTTATCCCAAAAACTTGGTGATAACAATTTCATTGAAAAAGCGAAAGGAATGTTAGCTGGTGGTTTGAATGATTTAAAAGGAAAAGTTGACAGTATAGCAGGTGGAAATGCCTTGTTTTCACAAATAAATAGTAAGATATCAGAATTAAAAGAATTTTATCTTTTTCCAGTTCCGCCTAGTGAGATGAAATTTAAAAGTATCGGTGGATGGGAAAGTATAGATACCGTAAATGGCATATTAAAACTTAAAAATAAGAAGAAATTACAGTCTCTAGCTTTTAGTTCTTTTATTCCGGAACAAAAATATAAATTTGCGGCACACCATTTGCTTGACCCGTTTACAACATTCCTGTTATTTAAATCACTGGAAACATCTGATAAGCCAATACGGGTTATTTTAGTAGGAAAATTAGGGAAAGGAACTCTTAGTTCTATTTTAAATCCTGTTGACTTGAATTTTCTTGCAACTGTGAATAAATTTGAGTGCAGTTTTGATGCTATTGGAACACTAAATTTTGATATTGAGTTTGAAGAGTTTCCAGAGTTTTCGGATATAGAAGAAGCTGAGGCGGCTGAAGAAAAATTATTTTACAAGGTAAGTGGTAAAGATGAAAATAATAGTAACTGATCCGGACAGTAAAAGATATGATTTGACAAGCATTGTAAAAGATAATATTCAGTTATCAAGCAGTATCGACAATATTACAGCACAAATGGAGTTTGAACTCGCTTACAATTATAGGGAGGATATGCCATACCACACAATTGATTTGGATAAAGGAGCTTATTTTGTGGAACTTTATGACAATATGGAAACTCTGATATTTCAAGGAATAATTCCTAAAATTAGTGTGAACAGCAAGGCTCCTAAATTTACAGCTTATGATCCTGCTTTTTATATTTCAAGAATATCTGAAATCTTTCAATTTGATAATTTAGAAGCGGACAAATGTATAAAAAAGATGTTAAATGAATTTGATATGCCTGTTGGAACTATCGAACCCTGCAGCGTGAAAATTGATGAATATTATTACAAGGAAAGTATCGCCGATATTATTAAAAAAATAATAGAAACTATAAAAGAGGATTCCGAAGAAAATTGGTATTTTTATTTTGCAGATAATGCTTTTCATTTTGCTAAGCGAAATAGCGACAAATATTTAGACGGTAAAATACAGCCTAAGGAATATAAAATTTCTATTGGTGATGGATTTGTAAATATTTTTAATTTTATAAAAGATCCTAATTATTCAGTAAGTTTTGAAAATATGAGAAATAGTGTCATTGTCGTAGATGGAGATGATGAAAAAATGAATAAAGTCGATACAGCGAGAGATGAAGAAAATATCAAAAAATATGGATTGCTACAATATATGGTTAAACAAGAGAAGAACAATCAAGATAAGTCAGCTAAAAAAGGTAGAGGAAAGACCAAAAGCAATAAAACTGATAAAAAAGAGGACAAGAAAAATAATAAAAAAGCTGAAAAAACTAGGGTTAAAACTTCTAAACGAAATAAAGCAAGAGGTAAGAAGTAATGGCTAAAAACACAAAAAGGAATAAAAAAAGTAGCAAAAGTTCTAGTAAAAAAGATAATAAAGCTAATAAAAAATCTAGTAAAAGTGCAAAAGATAGTAAAAAATCGAAAAAGAAGCAAAAAGAGAAAAAACCTATAAAAGCTGTAAATGTTTTAAAAGAAAAAAATAAACTTGAGAAAACATTTACTTTGACAGTTCCTGGAGTACCAGTTTTAAGAGCAGGAGATTTAGTTAAGATTCCTAAAAATAGTACCGGTATTGCTGGAGTTTTTGAAGTTAAAAGTGTGAATCATAATTTTAGTCAAAAATACAGTTTTTACGGAATGGGGATATATTTTATGAGCTTAACTTTAAATTTAGTAGCAGACTTGGAAGAAAATGAAGGAGAAAGCGAGTGATTTTTATGGATAAAGAAATGTTGCAACCTGAAGAAGCAAAACATTCAGAACCTAATAAGGCATTTGATAATTTAGCTCGGATTTTAAGGAAAAATTTTGGCAATCCTGATTGGAATGGGCCTTTTTTGGGAAAAGTTGTAAAAGCACCTCCAAATTTAGAAGTTCAAATTGATGAAAGAATAATATTAAAGGCAGATAGAATTGTTGTAGCTTTTGAAAAAGTAGCAGGATATATAAGAGAATTTGAAGTTGAAGGGAATATTGAAATAGATGTGACTGATAGTGAAAACACGGATTCTGGTGGAAACACACATAATAAGATAGCAGCAAAAGGGACATATAAAGCTAGTGGAACAAATAAGTGGACTGATGAGTTAAAAGTTGGGGATGAAGTCATCTTAAATGAATTTAAAAATCAGAAAAAGTTTTATTTGGTAGACAAGGCTTATTATTATAATAAGGCAGGTGGATAAGATGTTACCTAATTCAGCGATTACAGCTCTTGATATATATTCTAGTACCAAAAATTTGGAATATGACAATTCTGAAGTTTATTTTGATTTGAAGTGGGACTTTAAAAAAGGTGACTTTGTTTATGAAAAAGGAACCCCGGTTCTTTTAACAACAAAAAAGGAAATTGTCAAACAATGGGTTATTAAATGTTTGATTGTTACTAAAAATGCTTGGAGAGTGTACTATAAGGATATATTTCCATTTGGTGTAGGAATTAACAAGTACAAAGGCATAAATCCCCTGTATCAAGATTATGCTCAAAGTGAGATTAAAAGAGAGATAATATCTGCATTGAAAGAACACGATTATATAAAATCAATTATAAATTATTATTCTGAATTTAAAGAAGATAAACTAAGTTTTGAGTTCGATATAGTGTTAAAAGGCGGAGAAAAAGAAATGCTCAACATTTCTGAAACAGTTGAATTTAAAGATTTTTAATCGGAAGAAGGTGAAGAAATGGTAACTAGAAAAGATATAGATGTCTATGAAAATGATATAAACAGTTTAGTATCGGATATATTTAATGGTGAATTTATGATTAAGTATAGTGACACCGCTGGAAGTTTTACGGCAGATATTGTGAGAGCATTTTCCACAGAATTAATTGTGCAGCAGAAGTTATATGATGAAATGTCAAAAAATTACAGCATTGATACAGCTGAAGGTATTTATCTTGATAGCATTTGTAAAGAAGACTATATCTTTAGGAAAAAAGCAACTATGGCGACTGGAACAGTTAGAATTTATGGGACAAGTGGTACATTGATTCAAAAAGGAATGATAGTAGCAAGTAATAATTGCACATACACTATTGCTGAATCAAAAATAATAGCATACAAAGAAACTGGAATAGTTGGATATAGCGATGTTAATGTTGTTGCAAATATTGCTGGAGAAATTGGTAATTGCGGAATTGGAGAAATAAATAAATTTTCTGAAAATTATTCAGGACTTGAAAGGGTGGAAAATCTTAGTAATATTTCAAACGGAGCAGACGAGGAAAGTGATGCATACTTGCGGGAACGTAGAAGAAAGATATTGTCTAGTCCGAGCGTGAATTATAATGCAAATATGATAAGAGAAATGATATTAGCCAATTTTGAAAATATCAAAAAATTAAGAGTAATTCCAAGATGGAATGGTAAAGGGACAGCTAAAATTATTGGAATTGGCGAAGCTGGGATGAAATTAAAAGATGAAGAGCTGAACAATATAAAAACATATTTGGATAATGAAATTATAACAGATGCGGAATTTACAGTAAAAACTATCAAAGAGAAAAGTATAAGTCTTACATTTGAGGCTATATTAAACAAGGAATACAATGAGCAAAGTGCGATTGAACTTACAAAAAGTACTTTAAATCAAGTGTTTTTAGATAAATTGTTTGAAGAGAATAGAATTTATTATGCGGAAGTAATTGATAAGTTGTTAGAAATAAAAGCATTTAAGAAAATTTCAAATATAGATATTAATAACACTAAAGAAGATATTTTATTGGAAGATGAAGATTTAATAAATGTTTTAAATATAACGCTAAAAACTTTAGATTAATTTTAGGAGGAAAAATGAGCGGATTCACATTAGGGGCAAAAGCTAAAATATTGAATACACTGTTTGAAGGCAGAACATATTATGCTGGGCTTTTGACAGCAGTTACAATGGGAGAAAATGGAAAAGAAAATGCTACAGAGCTTGTTTCATCTTCGTATGCAAGAAGGGCTATAAATTTTGGATCAACAACATCGAATGAAACAAGTAACTTGGCTTCAGTAAAATTTCCTGAAGCAAGGGAAGACTGGGGGCGTGTAATAGGAATTGGAATTTATGATTCAATAACTGGTGGAAATTTAATAAATTATGCTACTTTTGACGCAAGAGATGAGGTTATAATTTATGCTTTAATGCAATATGAAATCGCCAAAAATTTTTATGTGATTGGATTTAGAAACTAATGACAAAAAATGTACACCAAAAGTCGGCCGAATATATTAAAGATAATTTTAGTGAAAATGAATTATCAAATTTCTATGTGAGGGATTTTGTGAATGATGGTAGAGATAAAGAGTTTGCTATGATTAAAAGTAATCCTAAAACAGCAAATTTTGTTAAACATACCAAAAAATTATCTGAAATGACGGCGTTAGAGTTATTGAATTATACAGTAAGTGATTTTTCATTCTTTGTAGGATTAGATGACTATGTAAATTTTAAGCAAAAGATTACTGAGAAGCAATTTCCAATACTCTTCATATATGATGATGATTATGCGGATGTTATGTATAATCTTGCTAAAAATGATTATTATAACAGTATGATAAAATCACTTCCAGGAATATTCAGAAATTCATCTCTCATTCAGGATATATTTCATTTTGCAGATGTCGAGCTAAAATCATTGGAATTTAAAATAGGAACTTTAATAAAAAACAGAAGATTTACAACGGCAAGAAGCGAAATTTTGGAAAAATTAGAGGGAAAATATGGATTAGTCTCAAGTAAAAATTTAGCAACAGTATTTAAAATAAACAGAATTATAGCAAAAAGAATTTTAAGGCGGTCGACCACTCTAAAGTATTTTGAAGATACAATGAAGCTGTATTTTATTTTCAATGATAGTGTAACAATAACAAACGATAAGAATAATTTCCAATATGTAATAAATTTCCATTCATCTGCTGTAGATAAAGAATATTTGGAATACTGGCTAGAATTGATTTATGAAGTCATTCCAGTTTGGTATGATATAAAAATTGTGTATTAGTTGAAAGGAGATAAAATGAAACAAGCGACATTAGATTTAATAAAAAATATAGATGAAAATACTTTTGTACCGCCAAGTACTAAAAACGAACTTTTTGAGCTATTTCAGTTAGACACGGTTGCCGATTTGAGAAAAGTATCAAGGAATTTTATGAAGTTGTATGAGATATTAGAACATCTCGACGGTCAAACTTCGAGCGCAACAACAGAAAAAGCAGGAATTGTTAAATTCGGTACAGAAACAGGAAATGCGATAGATACAGAAACTTGGAAACAAGCAATAGGACAATCTTTAGGTGGATATGTAAGTAAAGTTGAAAGCAAAGAAGCCGGGAAATGGTATATAAATGATTTGACAGATGGGAAAATATATAAATGTATCCAAAATCATACGAGTAAAAGTTTTGACATTACTAAATTTGTGGATATTACGAATGTTGGACTTTCAGACAAATTAGAAAATTTGTTTGAAAAAGGCAGCAGCTATTGCAAAATCGGTGATTTAATTATTCAAGGCGG